TGCGATGACATGGCTCCGAAGGGAAGTTATCCACAAGCAAAGCGATTGCTGTTTTAGTACGGTAAGGCTTTGCTTTGCTCAAACAATCACCAAAGGGAAGTAAATGCAAGACTTATTCGGTAATGAGATTCCTGAACAACAAAAGAAAACAGACGAAGGGTTTGATGAATTCTGGTCTGCTTACCCCAAGTGCTTTAGAAAAGGTGAGAAAGCCGCTTGCAAAAAGAAGTGGGCTGAGTCTTACTACTTTTCTCAGAAACACATCATTTTGAAACACGTTCAATGGATGGCAACAACAACGGCCTGGTTAAAAGATAACGGGGCATTTATTCCCGCCCCCAAGGTTTATTTAAACCAACAAAGATGGGATGGCGCTGACATTCCTGATGTAAAGCCTAAAGATTTGATAGACCCTGCCTTGGCAAAGATTGAAGCTGACGGCAAAAAGGCAGTTCCAATCCCTGAACACATAAGAGCCAGGCTTGCGGAATTACGCAAATGACACACTATGAAGCCCACAAAATCCTTGACAAAGCCAGAGAAGGCCAACAATTTAGCCACTTTGTCATCACAAGAGCGCTTGAACTTACGGGAGACTATGAGGCAATCGGAAGCAATGGAGTGGATCAAGCGATTCAAAAAGAAAGCGTTGGAGGAAGGCAGGGGAGAAGCCCAATACTGGTGGCAACAGACCTTGTTGGACATTGCCAAGAAACGTGGTCAGAGTGCCGCTGATGACTTACGCCAACGCATGAATGAACAGAAAGACAAAAAATGATCCAAATAATGTTTACGGTGTATGGCGAGCCAGTAGCCAAAGGCAGACCAAGATTTTCTACGCGGGGAAAGTTCCCTGTTGCTTACACTCCTGAAAAGACAAAAACTTACGAATCTGAAGTTGGAATGATGGCAATGGCGGCAATGGGTGCTTCAAAAGCCTTAGAAGGGGCTTTAGAGGCTTTTATTTACGTTACCTTTACCGTTCCCGCCTCCTACTCAAAAAAACGCACTGAGGCTTGTTTAAGCGATTCTGAAAAACACACCAAAAAACCTGATTTGGACAACGTGATCAAGTCGGTTATTGATGGCATGGACAAGATTGTGTTTGATAACGACTCGCAAATCACATCCATTCACGCCACAAAGGTTTATGGGGAAGTGGCAAAGGTTGAAGTCATGGTGAGGCAAACATGAGCAATAAAACTGTTTACATTCTTTTGTGTTTATTACTGATTATCCATTGGGGATTGGTTGCTTACTTTATTGGGTTTAAACCATGATTGTCACGCTACACAACCCACAACAAGGCCATGCAGTTTTAAAAGATTTGTGGCCCAAGATCAAAGAAACCTTGCAAGCGGGCAAACAACTGCGTTTAGAAATTAAAAAAGCAAAACGAAGCACCGATCAAAATGCCCTGTTTCACGCACTTTTCAACAAAATTTCGTTAGAAATGGCAAAAGTAGGGTCTAAATGGACTGCTGATGATTGGAAAAGATTGTTGATTGACCAATGGGCGCATGAGACAGGGCGCAAGATTGGCAAGGTTGCCCCAAGCCTGGACGGTGAAAGAGTTGTGCAGTTGGGACTGCAAAGCCATAAATTCACCAAAGAGGAAGGCTCAGAGTTTATTGAATGGCTATTGTGTTGGATGGCAGAAAAGGGGATTGAAGCATGATGTGTCCAGTTTGTAAGGCCCGTGGTAACAAAGTTTTAGACACAAGGGCAAATCCCGAATTTATCCTTAGAAAACGTCAATGCCTAAACGGTCACAAATACCAAACCAAAGAATATGCAATATTTGAAACACCAATATGTGAGGAGTCAGAAACTCCTAAAGTTAGTGGCGGCTCTCTCTTGTCAAAGTTGTGGCATGGACAATGGCGTTCAGGCGGCTCACAGTAACTGGGGCGGTGGCAAGGGTAAGGGCATTAAAGCTGATGACAACTTAGTCGCGGCTTTGTGCCTCAAGTGCCATTACGAGATTGACCAGGGTGCGCATTTATCCAAAGACGAGCGCAAAGAAATGTGGTTAAAAGCCCACACAGCAACGATTGAAGCACTTGGAGACAGGTGGCCTGCCGAAGTGCCAATCCCTCACTTACCTTTGTGAGCCTTGTCTAAACCCTGAGATTCATGGCGCTTTAATTCTTTTTCCACTGCTTTGATGCGGGACATTTCAGAGCGATGCTCAGAAACTTTTTCATAATGCATAGGCTCACGGGGAGTTTTAGACTTTGCGGGGGTAATGGTAAATTTTGAAGCCATGATAAATCCTGTTAAAATGGTGATTGACATTGTGCCACATTGGACATAAAGTCAAAACCATAAATTCTTTGCAAGGAAAAATCATGGGAAAAGCTGATACAACAATGGCTAAAAGCTCTACAGGCGCAACACCTCCCAAGGGTGCGTCATCGTCTGACCGTACAGGTGAGCGCATGGAAAAGATGCGTGGCGGTGTGGCTATGGGTAAAGAGGACAAGATGGGCGCTGACAAACAGTTCAACACTGGTCGCACTGATGGCATTTGCTACACTAAGACAAAATCTGAGTATCGTTAAATAGCGAAACCCAAAGAGTCATGCAGGACTCAATGGGCTTCTAGGCGCAACAAATAAAAGGGATTTGCCATGCTTAAACAGAATTGTAAGGCTTGTGTTTACTTTAACGACATAGGTCAAATGGGTCAGTGCAGACGTTACCCCACTTTCCAAAACCGCCATCACACCGAGTGGTGCGGTGAATTTGAGTTAGTTGCCATCGTCCCAACGGAGGATGTTTTACCCGTCCCAGAGGCGGGTACTTTTTCGCCTAAAAAGCGTGGCAGACCCGCAAAGGTGGCAGAATGAACTTGCAACCTTTGAGAGACAAAATACTTGTGCGTCCCGAAAAACGCACGTTAAGCGACACATTGATCATCCAATCGGCAGAAGCAGATAGCCGTGGCGTAGTGGTTGCTGTAGGCCCAGAGGCAGAAGCTGAAGGGTTAAACGTTGGTGATCGCATCACATTTGGTACATTTGCCAAACAATATAAAGACGAATACCTCAAGTTTGAGGAAATCAAGCACAATGATGAGCGCCTGCTCAAAATGAGTTGGCAAGATGTTTGTTTTGTAATGGAGGACTAATCTTGGCTAAACCTGGTCTTTACGCTAATATTCACGCTAAACAAGAGCGCATCGAGAAACAAAAAGCCGCGGGAAAACCTGTGGAAAAGATGCGCAAGCCTGGCACAAAGGGCGCACCTACAGCCGAGGCATTTAAACAATCTGCTAAAACGGCAAAGAAATGAAAAAGCATGACAAGCCCATAGAGCATAAAACTGTCGGGAAGGGCAAGACCTACAACCCCACAGAAAAAGGCGCTGGAATGACCGCTAAAGGTCGTGCTGAGTACAACGCAAAGAACAACTCCAACCTGAAACCGCCAGCCCCAAACCCCAAGACCAAAAAGGACGAAGGACGAAAGGCAAGTTTTTGCGCAAGGATGGAAGGTGTTGTGAAAAACGCAAAAGGCCCTGCGGAACGGGCTAAAGCATCACTTAAAAACTGGAACTGTTAACATGAACAAAGAAGCAATCAACAAGCAAATCGAAACCTTGATGGCACAGGGTAAGCAAATGGAAGTCCAACTGCACATGATCAACGGTGCATTACAAGACTGTAATTATTGGCTGTCAGAGTTGGAGAAAAAAGATGCCCCTCAAGAAATCAGCGAGTCCTAAAGCCTTTAAAGAGAACATCAAAGCGGAAGTGAAGGCGGGCAAGCCCGTCAAGCAAGCCGTTGCGATCGCTTATGCAGAAAAGCGTGAAGCGACTAAAATGAAGGCTAAATCATCTAAGAAGTGACTTATGCCTACTCTAGCCGACATTTACAGCGCCATTGACTCTGCCAAACGTAAGGGGTCTGATTTCATCAGAAACCCAGGCGCAAGCCTACAGCAGATGGCTGGCTACGGGATGGACAGGGCAAATGCGGCTAGAGAACAGCTTTACCAAGCCACTGAGGAAGAAGGCATTAAACATGGGCCTAAAACTCAAAAAATAGCCAAACAAATGGCTGAGGCTTACAATGTTGGAGGCATTCTTGCACCCAAAAGATTTATTGGTAAACCATTGGAAGGCTTGCCAGGCGCGGTGGATGTAGGTGGAAAACTAGAGCAATTTGGAACTGATCAACGGTTGGTTGACATTGCAAAAGGATACATGGCTGACAAAGGTTTTGTTTATGCGCCTTTGACTAAGTATGCCCAGATCGATCCAAACCGAGCAAACAAGTTAGCTGAGGCTTATCAAGTGATGGCCAACAATCCCAATGACCCAAAAGTTAAAAAGGCGTATGCCGCTTTAATTGATGAAACAATGGGTCAGTATGAGGCTTTAAGGAAAAAGGGCTACAAGTTTGATTTCATGCCCGAGTCGGGTGATATTTATGGAAACCCTAGAAACGCCATAAATGATGTGATTTTGAACAAGAAACTGTCAGTATTTCCGACAGAACAGGGATTTGGTGGGCCATCAGCAATGGAAGCAAGCCAAGCCAACCCATTATTGATGCGCGTGGGTGAGAAGTGGAATGGTAAGGAAGTAACGGCAAACGACATTTTTAGGGCTGTTCACGATGTTTTTGGTCATGCCAAGCATGGTGTTGGATTTCGCGCAGTGGGTGAAGAAAATGCTTTTCAGTCTCACGCAAGGATGTATTCACCAGAGGCATTGCCTGCGGCCACATCAGAGACAAGGGGTCAAAACTCATGGGTTAACTTTGGACCGTATGGACAATTTAACCGCACAGCAAACCCTGCGGTCACAGAATACGCAGAACAAAAAACTGGTTTATTGCCTGCATGGGCATGGAAAGAGGGACTTGTTAAGTGATAGAGCAAATATTTATAGCGGTTACTGAACTAATTGCTATTTGGTTAATTCAAGATAAAAGAACAGAATATCGCAAGTGGGCTTGCATTTTTGGTTTATTGGGACAGCCATTTTGGTTTTATGCCTCTTACCAGGCAGACCAATGGGGTGCTTTTACCCTATGTTTCTTTTTTACTGCGGCATGGTGCAAGAGCCTCAAAGACTATTGGTTGACTAAACAAACAGGAATGACCGACCAAGACTATTACGAATTGATCACAGACGCTGTTGACAAATTGTCCCAAACATCCAAACTAGATTACAAAGACTACATTCAAAGAGTTTTAAAAGAAGCCTTAAAAATTAAATGACAGACACAACCGAAAAACGCCCTGTTGGACGACCATCCCTTTACAAACCTGAGTATTGTGAGGAAGTAATTGCCTTGGGCAAGTTGGGTAAAAGCGTTGAGGCAATTGGTGCTATTTTGGGCGTTGGAACTAAAACTTTATACAACTGGCGTGATCAGAACGAAGATTTTTTACACGCCTTGGACATGGCCAAAGAATTTGAGTTGCAATGGTGGGAAGATATTGCCCAAACCCACATGATTGAGAACAAGGAAAGCGACAAGATCAACGCAACGATTTGGTCTAGATCAATGGCGGCACGATTTCCTAAAAAGTACCGTGAGAGCGTCAAGCAAGAAATCACAGGCGCTGATGGCGCTCCACTGTTAAGCGGCATTCAAGTCTCATTTGTAAAACCTGATGAGTGAAACAATTGCCAAAGCGGAGTTCCCGTTAAAGCTCCAATCTTTGTTCAAGCCATCCCGATATAAAGTTTTATATGGTGGCCGCGGTGGAGCTAAGTCATGGGGGGTTGCCAGGGCATTGCTGATTAAAGGCGCTCAAAATCAATTAAGGGTGCTTTGCGCCCGTGAATTCCAAACATCTATCAAAGACTCAGTTCACAAGCTACTGTGCGACCAGATCGAGGCTCTTGGATTGGGTACGTTCTACGAGATCACCCAAACAAGCATTAGGGGCAAGAACGGCTCAGAATTCAGCTTTATTGGTTTAAAGAACAATGTAGCAAACGTTAAGTCTTATGAAGGCGTTGACATTTGTTGGGTTGAGGAAGCCCAGACAACAAGCCGAATGTCTTGGAACGTGCTGATCCCAACCATTCGTAAAGAAAAGTCAGAGATTTGGATCACGTTTAATCCTGAGTTAGAGACTGATGAGACTTACCAACGGTTTGTTCTTAACCCCCCTGATGACTGCATTGTCACCAAAGTCAACTGGTCGGATAACCCTTGGTTTCCTGAAACGCTGAAATTAGAGAAAGATGCCCTCAAGCATCGTGATCCTCAGGCTTACAACGTGGTTTGGGAAGGTTTGTGCAGGCAGACAGTAGATGGGGCTATTTTTGCCAAAGAAATGCAACTGGCTGAGTTAGACGGACGGATCACAAAGGTCAATTACGACCCGACTAAGCCTGTTCATGCTATCTTTGACCTTGGCTGGTCGGATGCCACGGCAATTTGGTTTCTCCAGTTTATTGGCATGGAAACCCGTCTAATCCGATACACAGAGGGCAATCAGCAGACTATGAGTGACTACCTGGCTAAGATGCAGACCTTTGGTTACATCTACGACACCTTGTGGTTGCCACATGATGCTGAGAACAAGACACTGGCGGCAAATGGCAGAAGCATTGAGGAAATTGTCAGAGCCGCAGGCTATAAAACTAGAATTATTCCCAAAACGCCTATCCTTGACTCAATCAATGCCGCCCGTACAATGTTCAGAAATATGTGGTTTGACCGTGAGAACTGTCACGAAGGCTTACAGTGCTTGAGACACTACAGGTATGAAGTTGATCCTGATACCAAGCAATTCAGCAAGACACCTCTACATGATCAATACTCACATGGTGCTGATGCGTTCAGATACATAGGACTAATGATTAACGAGCCAAAACCTCGCAAAAAGCAACTGCCACAAAATTATGGTGGTGCTTATTCATGGATGGGCTAAAATGCCTCCAATTCACATAGGGCAACATCATGGCTGATGATTACGATCCAAGAATCCAAGAAGCAATAGACTTTCTTAAGTTTGCCAATGACGCAGACACAATGAATCGTCAGGAAGCATTGGAGGATTTAAAGTTTGGCGGTGGCGATCAGTGGCCTGTCGAGCTACAAAACTCACGCAATCTTGAGTCCCGCCCCATCATTACGGTGAACAAGGTGGACAATTATTGCCGCCAGGTATCCAACCAACAAAGACAGCAACGCCCAAGAATCAAAGTCCATGCCACAAACACGCATGAGGACATGGTGGACGCTCAGACCATTCAGGGCATTATTCGCCACATTGAAGTCAACTCAAACGCTGATCATGCTTATGACAACGCCTTTGATTACGCAGTGAGAATGGGATGGGGTTATATCCGAGTCAGAACAGACTATATTTCTGAAGACTCGTTTGACCAAGAAATCTACATCGACCCTGTGGATAACCCATTCACAGTTTATTACGATCCAAACTCTTTAGCCCCTGATGGCTCAGACTGTGAGCGATGCCTAATCACCACAATGATGCCAAAAGAGGAGTTCAGAAAGCTCTATCCTGACGCACAAGACGGTGGAACAAGTTTTACACAGCGCGGAACTGGTGACTCACAATCAGAGTGGATCACCAAAGAGGACATTCGCCTGGCTGAGTATTACTACACAGTCAAAGAGAAGGCAACTTTGTATCTATTGAGCGATGGATCAGCCACATTTGCTGACGACAAAGACTTCTTTAACCGCCTGGCGGCTTACGGCATCACAGTGGTGGATAAGCGTGATTCGTTCAAAAAGACCATTAAGTATGTCAAATTAACAGCGGTGGAGATTATTGAGGAACGCAATTGGGCTGGTAAATACATCCCCATCGTGCCTGTTTACGGTCGCCACATCATCATTGGTGACAAGCGTAAAAAGTTCGGCATGATTCGCTATGCCAAAGACCCACAGCGGATGTATAACTTTTGGCAGACCTCCATTACCGAAGGTGTTGCATTAGCACCAAAGGCTAAATGGCTGATGGCTGAAGGTCAGGACGAGGGTCACGAAAATGATTGGACAAATGCCAACATTAAGTCTTTCCCTCTGCTGAGATACAAACAAACCGACATTGAGGGTCGCCCTGCACCTGTACCTACACGACTCCAGCCAGAGCCTCCACAAGCGGGTGTAATGGCCGCGGCCGCAGGCGTAAATGATGACATCAAGTCAATCATGGGCATCTTTGACCCTGCTCAACTTGGTCAGGGCAACATTTCAGGCAAAGCATTGAACGGTCAGCAACAACAAGTTGACCTGACAAACTTTGACTATTACGACAATCTGACCCGCACAATTGCCCACATCGGCAAAATTTGTCTTGATTTAATCCCCAAGATTTACGACACAGAACGTGTGATGCGAATCATTGGAGACGATGGCAAGCCAGAACTATTGACCATCAATCAAAGAGATTCTGTGGATCATGTGCTGAATGACATCTCTGTGGGCCAATACGATGTGGTCATGGAGACAGGCCCAGGCTACAACTCCAAGCGTCAAGAGTCTGTGGACAGTATGCTTCCCCTGTTGTCTGCCGCACCTGACCTCATGCAAGTGGCGGGTGATTTGGTGTTCAGAAACATGGATTGGCCTGGCGCTGACATCATTGCTGACCGCCTTGCCGCGGCTAACCCAATGGCTCAGATTGACGACAAGTCTAAGATTCCTCCGCAAGTTCAGATGCAACTGGCTATGTCTAAAAAGCAGATTGAGGAACTTACCCAACAGTTACAGTCTCAGCAGATGATGATTAAACAGCGTCAAGACATTGAACAAGTCAGGCAAGACGCAGAGACTAAACGCAAGCTCATGGACGTTACCGCCAGAGCGCATAACACCGAGACAATGGCAGAAGTGCGGGTCAATGACCAAAACACACGTTCCATTACGTCTCAGAATAAGACAGAACTTGAGGCTATTGTTCAGCTTTTATTGCACAACATGGACACGGCAAGACTCAACCAAGAGATTGACCGCAGAAATGCAGAACAAATGACTTATGCACAAACAGCGGCTTTGGATATTGACAATGAAGCAAACCCATTGACGCAACAATAAATAATGTGGTAAAAACCACTAAACCTTACCTGTGAGGCTCACAGGGTCAAATCGTAGGGATACGTATGTCCGATAAAGAAGCTAGTCATGTATTGACAAGCGAGAACAGCGCAGAATTTTATGCAAACAGATTAGGTTTAGCTGAAATTGACTCAGAGCCTGTGGCGGTTGAAGAAGCCGAGCCAGTAGCTGAAGAAGATCAGAGTGAGCCGAAAGAGGCAGAAAAGGAAGCAAACCAAGAGGGTGAGCGTAAGCAAAATCCTAAACTTGAAAAGCGGTTTTCAGAGATAACCAAGCAACGCGAGGAAGCTAGGCAAGAAGCCCAGAAAGAACGCGAAGCAAGGATGGCTTTGGAACAGCGTTTGTCGGCACTAGAGCAACAAAAGCCTGAGAAGGTCAATGTTGATCAAGAGCCACAACCGAGTCAGTTTAACGATGCGTTTGAGTATGCGAAGGCTCTAGCCGAGTATTCGACAGAAAAAGCGTTAGCAGAACGTGACAGGCAAGTCGCCCAGGCGAAGGAACAGGAAGCGCAACACAAGATTATTGAGTCTTGGGCGCAGAAAGTTCAGGAAGCCAAAGCGGAATTGCCAGATTTTGATGACATGGTTGCATCAAGTGATGTTGTTGTAAACAATGACGTTCGTGATGCGATTTTAGAAAGTGATGTTGGCCCAAAAATCCTTTATCACTTAGCTGAAAACAGTGACCTTGCCAAAAGAATCTCTGGTTTGAGTACAAATGCCGCGCTTAGAGAGATTGGGAAACTAGAAGCAAGATTTGAGGCAAAGCCTGAAGTCAAGCAGACAGCCCCTGTTGTTAAAAGTAAAGCACCGACACCGATTCAACCGATTCGTGGTGGGCAAGGACAAGCTGATATACCAATTTCCGCTAATGGCGAATTTCATGGTAGTTATCAAGCCTGGAAAGCCGCACGCAAAGCGGGAAAAATTCGGTAAACCTAATCTTTTTGGAGTTTAAAAATGGCTAATAATTTATTGACGATAAGCAAGATCACCAACGAAGCGTTGATGGTCTTAGAAAATGAGTTGACTTTCACATCGGAAGTTGACCGCAACTATGACGACCAGTTCGCTGTCGTAGGCGCAAAAATCGGTAACACTGTGAACGTTCGCAAGCCTGGCCGTTTCATCGGTACAACTGGCCCTGCATTGAACGTTGAGGACTTTAACGAGACTTCAGTTCCCGTTACTTTGTCCACACAGTTCCACGTTGACACACAGTTCACAACACAAGACTTGGCTTTGTCCTTGGATATGTTCAGTGACCGCGTGTTGAAGCCCGCAATTGCCGCTATTGCCAACAAGATTGACCGTGATGGTATGTCTATGGCTACACTGCAAACTGCCAACATCGTTGGTACAGCAGGCACACCCCCAACAGGTTTGATCACATACCTGACAGCGGGTGCTTATCTTGACTCTGAAGGCGCACCCCGTGATGGCCGCAGGTCTTGCATTGTTGAGCCTTTCACATCAGCAACGATTGTTGACAGTTTGAAGGGTTTGTTTGTTCCTCAAGAGGCTATTGGCGATCAGTACCGTAAGGGTTTGATGGGTCGTGACTCTGCGGGCATGAACTGGAAGATGGATCAGAACGTGGTAAGCCAAACCTTTGGCTCTAACTCCACTACTACTGTGACTGCTTCTGTTGCTACCACAACTGCTACGGGCTTCCTGACTTCTGGTTGGGCATCTTCAAGCACTATCACTTTGACAGCGGCTAACACGGGAACAATGAATTTGAATGCTGGCGACACCATTCAGATTGATGGCGTTTTCGCAGTTAACCCACAGAATCGTCAGGCTTATGGCACAAACAAACTCCGCAACTTTGTTGTGAAGTCTACCGTTGCTATTGCTTCTGGTTCTTCTGTCTCTGTTGTGGTTAGCCCTGCCGTAATTACTGCGGGTCAGTTCCAAAACGTGTCTATTCCTACAACCTCTGCCACAGCCGCTGTGACTCAGTTCAATAAAATTGGTACTGTTTCCCCACAAAACATCATCATGCACCGCAATGCGTTTACGCTTGCAGTAGCCGATCTGGAATTGCCAGAAGGTGTGCATTTTGCTGGTCGTGCAAGCGATAAGGAAATCGGTTTGTCAATGCGTGTTGTGCGTCAGTACACCATTAACAATGACTCCATTCCTACCCGTCTGGACGTTCTATATGGTTGGGCTCCCCTCTACCCAGAGTTGGCTTGCCGCGTAGCCGCTTAATGTTCAAGGGGGGCTAAAAACCCCCCGTTATTAAACTCAATTTAAGGAAATTATCATGGCAAATCCAGGCCCAGCAACGACAGTCACTCAAGAATCATTTGCCCCAATGACCAACGTGGTCAAAGGTGGTGTTTTTTCTTTGACTCTCACTCCCTCCGCTGTTGCAACAATTACAACTG